GAGCAAGGGATCGGCCAACGGCAAGGCTGGATTCCGCCGCTGCCGCAGGAACTTCTTGAGGCCCCTGACTTCGAGATCATTTACGACAACGAAGCCGCTCGTCTGCAGCGCAGCGAGGATGCGCTCGCAATTGAGAGAACAGCGGGCTGGGCGCTTCAAGCTGCCCAAGCCGGCGCAGATCCGACGCTACTTGAAGTGCCGAACTGGCACGAGATGCTTAGAGAGATTGCCGAAATCAACGGAGTGAGTGCGCGACTTTTGAAGGATCAGTCGGAAGTGAGTGCTGCGATTGCCGCCCAGGCGGAACGATCTCAACAGCAAGAAGCGCTGGCGATGGCGTCCCAAGGCGCAAGCGCAATGAAGGATTTGAAAGCTGCGGGTGTAACACCTGACCAGCTCAATGATGCAGCAGGATCAATCCCACCTAGCTGAGCGTTTACTCGAGAGAGTTCGCGCGGCCAGACGTTTATTCCTGGCCCAAGACGGCACCCGCACGTCCGATGGCGCAGCAATCCTTGATGACCTTGAGATGTTTTGCCACGCCAACGCGACCACCCACGTATTCGACGAGCAAGGTCGTTCTGACCCGCTTGCCGCTGCACAGCTCGAGGGACGCCGCCAAGTTTGGATGCGTCTCATCAGCTACGTCGAGATCGGCGACGACGAACTCGCTTCTATTGCTGATCTTTGGAGAGACGAATGAGCGAAGAGATTGCCACGCCTGTGACTGGAGTAGAGTCTACCCCAGTCGAGTCTATTCCTGAGCCTGCCGGTGCTGCGTCGATGCTCAGTACGCCAACGGAAGCGCAACCGCCGCCGCTGGATTTGGCGACTGTGCCCGAATGGGCGGCAGAGTTTTCTCCTGAGCTGCGCGAGATGGTTGCCAGCAAGAAGTACGGCGATCCTGAAAGTCTTGCCCAGGCTTACATGCACGCCAGTAAAAAGCTCGGCAAAAACCCGGAGAGCCTGCTTGAGCTACCAGCCGACTGGTCGGATGCCGAAGCAGCAGGAAAAGTTTGGAATCAGCTTGGTCGCCCCGCGAGCGCAGCAGAATACGCGATTGAGTTTGGTGATAGTGAGCAGGCGCAAAGCGTAGGCACCCGTCTTTCAGCCAAAGCGTGGGAGCTAGGGCTTACGCAAGACCAATGGCAAGGCGTAGTGAATGAGTTCACGTCGACCGGCGTCGAGATTAATGACACAATGGGCGAGCAAGCGCAGCAGGAAGCAGCGCAGAAAAGCGCAGCGGAGATGGCTGAAGTCAAGCAACTCTGGGGCGAGAACTTCGACGCAAATTTGCAGCGCGGACGTTCTGCCATACGCGCGTTGGGATTGGACGATTCAGACATCCAAGCTATCGAGGCGCAGCGAGGGACTAAAGGCGTTCTCGAGTGGGCGTTCAATCTGTCACGCATGGTCGGCGAGCACGCCGTAGACACTGGCGACGGTCAGCAGGCGGTTTTCCATGACGGAGAGAGCGCACTCGCAGAGTACAAGCGGATGGTGTCTGACCCGAAGGTAGTGCAGGCCCGGAACAGCGGCGACGTTGCTGTGACGAGAAAGATCGACCAACTCATTGAGGTCATTAGCGGCGCAGGTTTGCGGATCAGTTGACGCATTTGCGCGTTGAGCCACATTGACGCAGTGAACAGGTGACACCCCACATCGGCAGGGGGACGCGCTGATACCTCGACTTGTTCGAGCCAGCGCACTCGACGCCGTGGGCCACTGAATCGCAATCCGATTCGGCCCCGCTCCAGAGCGGACACGCCAAACAACTTGGCTTTCCACTTTGGAGGTGACCCACGTGTCCACCGAAATTACGACCACATTTCAGAACAAGTACAACGCCAATCTGCAGTTTCTTTCGCAGCAGATGGAATCGCGCTTTCGCGCGTCAGTCGAGGTTGAAGACTGTCGGGGATCTGAAGGTTCCCGCGTAGTCAACCAGCTCGGCACCGTCAACCCAGTCAAGCGAACGACTCGCCACGCGGATACGCCGCTGGTCGAGACGCCGCACGATGCTCGATGGGTGTATCCCGAAGATTACGAGATCGCGGACCTCATCGACAAGCAGGACGTGCTGCGAACAATCATCGAGCCCAGCTCGAAGTACGCGCGCAACCAGGCGATGGCAATGAACCGGGCAATCGATGACGAGATCATCGCGGCCTTTTTCTCTGATACGACCAAGACCGGAAAGACCGGCGCGACAGTTAAAGACTGGACGACCTACGGGTCGACGGTCGACGCAACGTCAGGCTTGACGGTCGATGCGCTTCGACAGGCTCGCGAAAAGCTGCGTGCTGCCGAAGTGGACAGCGAGAACGATCCAATGTTCATCGCAATGTCCGCGAAGCAAGAGACGGACCTGCTGACTGAAACGCAGATCGTCTCATTGGACTACAACGAGAAGCCCGTCCTGGTCGACGGGAAGATCACGTCGTTCATGGGCTTCAACTTCATCCACAGCGAGCGCCTGGCGCTTAATGCCGCGAGCAAGCGACGGTGCCCGGCCTGGGTGAAGTCGGGGCTCTGCCTCGGCATCTGGGCCGACATCGCCGGCCAGATCAGCCAGCGCGACGACAAGTCGTACGCCACGCAGGTCTACGCCTCGACCACGATCGGCGCAACGCGTGTCGAAGAGGCCAAGGTCGTCGAGATCATGGTCACTGAGTAGTTCAAAGACAAGCGCCGCGGCGGTGTCGTCGCGGCGCTCCTTTGGCACCCAATAGGGTTGCGGAGTCGTAACCCAGGAGAACAAGAAAATGGCACTTCTTTATGGAAGCAATCTCGACCCGGCAGCACGTCCAATGGGCAACGTCGGTTTCAATCACTCGCGCGTTCGTGTTACGTCGTTTGTGTACACGGGTACACCGACAGACGCGGACGATTTGGTGTTTGGCATTTTTAAGACCAACGACCGAATCAAGGACATTCGTTTGTCGGTGATTGATGGCTCGGCGTCGGCTGGCGCTGTCAACATCGGTGTATGGACGGCAGACACCAGCAACAACGGGTTGTCAATTACGGTTGTCGATGCAGATCGCTTTGCATCAGCGCAGTCGATCAACGCCGACATTGCGTACCCAGGTTCGTCGGTGTTTGAGGAAGCTGGCACGCTAACGATTGCTGATCGCGGCAAGAAGCTTCACGAGCAGGCGGGTGTCACCACCGATCCGGGTGGTAACTACGCAATCGTGGGCGAAGTGTCGACGACTGCAGACGCTGCGGTAACGCTGCTTGTTGAGATTGAGTACGTCGCAGGCGACTGATCCTCAAACTTGAGGCCCCGGCTCGTTTGGGTCGGGGCCTTCGGAGGCCCACTATGGCTGTACGTACAATCGAAACAACGGGGCATGAGTCGGTCGATGCAATTTCCAATGCTGTGTCTGGCTCTTTGACTTCGGGGCACATCGTCGCTGTTGTGTATGACGACACCCAAGGCACAGCGGAGTTGTCTGCTGCGCTGGAAGCCTGTCACGCGCAACTGCTGCAGCAGGAAGGCTAATTGGCCTCAACCGTCGACATAGTCAACGGTGGGCTGATGATGCTCGGCGAAACGCTCATCACATCCCTGGACGACGCGACTCAGGAGGCGAGGCTTGCTTCGTCTGCCTGGGCTCGCGTTCGACCAGCAGTGATACGTTCGCACCCGTGGAACTCAACAACGACTCGATCAACGCTTGCGGCGCTGGCAACGACTCCTGCATGGGGGTACGCATACGAGTACCAGCTCCCATACGACTGCCTTGCCGTGTTTGACATCGATACGGACGACTCGGAGCAATACTGGACTGTCGAAGGGCGAAAGCTTCTTTGCGACATCAACGCTCCTTTAGGTGTGCTTTACGCCAAAGACGAAACAGACAGTGGTATCTTCGATCCGCTACTTGTCGAAGCGCTTAGCTACGCGGTCGCCCTAGAACTTTGCGAAGCGATTACCCAATCAAACACCAAGCGGGGGCAGATCCATAAGCTGTTAGACGAAATGATGACGCGCGCAAAAATGGCTGACGGGCAAGAATCTTCTCCGCGGGCGTTTGACGAGGATGATTGGATTCTGGCGCGATTGAGGCGTTAAATGTCTAAGGCGAATCCCATTGTTGCCGCGTTTAATGCCGGACGGCTTGGGCCGCGATTGCAGGCTCGCGTCGATCTTGCAAAGTATCAGGCTGGCTGCACCGAGATCGAGAACTTTATTCCTACGGCCCAGGGGCCGGCGGTAAAGCGAGCGGGCACGCGGCACGTCGTCGAGGCAAAGTATTCCGACAAGAATGCCCGCCTTGTACAGTTTGAATACAGCCGAGAGCAGGCGTATGTGCTCGAGTTCGGACACGAGTATGTGCGGTTCTACCGGAACAACGCACCCGTGCTTGAGGACGCGAAGAGTTTTAACGCGAACCCCACCGCTGCCAATCCTGTCGTTATCACATCCAACGGTCACGGCTTCGCAAATGGCGACTTGGTCTACGTCACAGGCTCTGACCAGCGCGAGCTAAACGGTCGCTACTTTACTGTCGCAGGCCAAACCACAAACAACTTTCAGCTTACGGGAGAGGACGGGACTGGTCGGGTTACAGGTTCCGCCGGCACAGTCTCGCGCGTCTATACGCTTACGACAAACGTGCCTTACCAGTCGAGCGAAGTGGCGCAGCTTGCATTTGAGCAGAGCAACGATGTTTTGTACATCGTCCACGCAAACCACCCTCCTGCCAAGCTCGGACGCATTGCCGCAACGAATTGGACGTACACCACGATCAGCGGAAACCAGCCGCCGTTCAATATCGAGAACGACGACGAGAGCATTACCGTAGGTGCTAGTGCGGGCACCGGTACTGGCGTCGTCCTAACCGCTTCGTCGGCGATCTTTAAGCACTCGATGATAGGCAGCTACGTGCGCCTGCGTGAACTGTACGCTTCGGAGCATCCGAAATGGAAGCCAGTCACCTTGTTCCTTAACATAGGAATGACGCGCTTCACAGGCGGCATCGGACTGGTTTATTACGACGGGCGGGTCTATTCGTTTGCGGGACAGGCTTGGTGGAACACTGCAAATAATCCCGAAAAAAGCCTTACAGGAACTGAGCCTCCTGTCCATGATTCTGGGATTTTCGACGACGGCGCTTCCTATTCCGAATGGGAGTTTGTTAACGAGGGCTACGGGTACGGCAAAATCACGCATGTGAACAGTACGACCACCGGATCTGGCTCGCACACTACTTGCACAATCGATGTAGACACTGATGGAATCACGCTGCCGGCTTCAACCGTATCGAGCGGGTACACCTATCAGCCTGCCGTTGAAATTACTGGACTGTCTCATGCAAACCCCGCCGTAGTCACCGCACCGGACCACAACTACGCAAACGGCGATGTCGTCTATATCGAAGGAACAGGAAACGCAGTTGTCGACGGACTTGAGTTTGTCGTTGCCAGCGCCGACATTGCTGCAGGGACGTTTGCACTGACAGGCGCAGACACTTCGGGCGGGGGTGGTGGAGGGGCTGCTACTGGCACCGCTCAGCGTCGACAAGCAGGGCAAGCGACCTCGCGCTGGACGATTGGCGCTTGGAGCGATGAATATGGGTATCCAAGCTCGGTAGGGTTTTTTCAAGACCGTCTGTTTTTCGGAGGCACAACGCGGTTTCCGCAAACCGTTTGGGGCTCGGCAGTTGGCGACTACGAGAACTTTCAGAGTGCAGGCGAACATGCCGAGGGTCTAGACTTCACGCTTCACAATGAGCAACAGAACGCAATTCAATGGCTCATCGGGAACCAGCAATCGCTTTTCATGGGAACTCTCGGCGGCGAGTTTACGCTGTCTAGTCAGAATGGCGACGAGGCTCTTTCGCGAGACAACTTCCAAGTGACTCGTCGAAGCAAGTACGGGTGCAGAGAAGGCACGCAAGCAAAGGGAGTCGACGCCGGCATCCTGTTTGCTCAGCGCGCCGGGCAAAAGCTCCACGAACTTAAGTATCAGTTTGAGTCTGATTCGTACGTAGCGCCTGACCTAACTGCGCTCAGCGAGGACATTCTTGTCGGCGGCTTGCAGGACATGGTGCTGCAGCATGAGCCATACAGACTTCTTTGGTGCATCACCGAAGACGGCAAGCTCAGGACGCTCACCTATGAACGGACGCAGGAAGTCGCGGCTTGGGCGACCTACCAGCTTGGCGGCACGGGCGTAAAGGTTCTATCGGTGGCGGTCATCCCGCACCCAGACGGCGACCAGGATCAAGTGTGGTT